TAGGTAAAGTTCTCATTAACAAAGTTTCCATAGCTATATCTGCATAGTGAGAATATGTATTTGGAACTTGTTCGTCTGTCCACGTTCCCCATTCTGCTGTAAATTGAGAGATATACCTTTGATCAAATAAAGTTCTAGCAACAGTTCTTTTAAGTAAAAAATAATTGTAACAAAACTCTGCTATATCCTTTGGCACAGCTTCTTTAATTACAATATATTTATTTTTTTTGAAGCTCATCTTTTTGACTCCTTTCTTTTGATATCGCTGTTTCAACAACTTTTATATTCCAATGTATAAATCTAAATGGTTCTAATCCTGCATCTACTGCAAACTCGTGTGGAACATAACCTGGAAAAATAATCATTGTTCCTGGTTGTGGTTTGTAATGCACTTGACTTGTACCCAGTGTAATTTGTGATTGATTTTTTAAAGGTAATTTTGTCATTTCTGCACCAGGTCTTGGTTCATGAAATATAGGATAAGATGTTTTCTCACTACATTTTAAGAAATAAAATCCTGACACATGTTGATTCCAATGTTGGTGTGTTGAGTGATGACCACCACCTTTTTCACTAAACTCTTGTACCCAAAATTCTGTAAAGTGTAAGCTATGGTTTTGCAAATTAAATCCTTGCCAATCTAAAAACTCATAAGACCTTTGACCTATAAATTGTACAAGATCTTTTACTTTAGAATCGTTTGAAAAACTTTCACTATGTTTAGATAAACCAAATGTGCCTATATCTTTTTTCCATTTAGGTTCATTCTTTAATTTATCTTTTAAAAGTTTATCGGCTTTTTTAATATATTTATCTGTTACCTTAATTGCGTTTTTAAGAAACATTGGAGCTTCTGCAATCCA